GAGACCTGCTACTTTAACAACACCTGTACCTGTACCAATAAGAGTAAGGTCACCGCTGTCTGTTGATGAATCAGTTAAAATTCTTCTAATTTTTAAATTACTATCAGCAAATCCGTATGCTGTTTCCGACGATCCGGTAACAATTTGCCAATAGCCGGACGCAGAAGCAGGATCTTCATCTGTGGCGAATCCTGGATCTGTTTCATTCCACACAAAAGCTGCTCGAGGAACTGCTGTAGAATCCACATATGTACCTCGATCGATTTCAATGCCTGAATATGTGAGGCTGACTCCGGGACCGTTTTCTCCATCATTGAGGGTAATTATTCTATCTGAAATTTCTAAATTGGTAGTAGAAACAGAAGTAACATCACCTTGAACTGTTAGATTGCCGGTTATAATAGTGTCGCCAGATGTTCCGGTATCTAACTTAATAGTACCGCCATCTTTAACTTTAATATTATAATCGCCGTTGACGCGGAAAAACTGTCCCATTGCTGATTCCTAAATTATAAAGGATATAGTGTAAGTTGATCGCCTGTACTGTCCTGAAAGTTTTCTAACTTCCATGTGTACCGAGCTCCGGCAAAATCAATAGCAATGCGTTTTGACAATGATCTAATGAATACTTCACTAGCATCTGCACCACCATTTAAATAACCTTTAATTGCTATTTCTCCGTATGCGTTAGGTGCATCAGCAGTTGTAGTTCCGGTCATGTAGGCAGTAGTGGTTCCAATGTTGCCAATTTGAGCAACTACAAAAGTTCTTCTTCCTCGTTGCTTAATAATAACTCCGTCGGTTCTTGAACTGGCATCATAGAATGTAACTCTAATACCAGAATTGCCGTTATATGTACCTACAACATCGGTACCGAATGCATCTTTTCTTAATGGACGTCCCATTTGTTTCTCCTTAAATATGACGTTCTAGGTCTACGCAGAGGGATTCTGCATAAATCTTCTTGACTGTTTATTTATCCGCGACTCAGCATAGCCATCAGTTCCATTTTTTCTACTGTATCTATTATTTTATTGATAGCATCTATTTCCTGTTGTGCTTTTTCTAAGTGACTTCTATTTTTGGTCTGCCTATGTAACACCATTATTTTACTGTGTTCTTGTATGTGCTGATTGATCATTTTTTCGATGAGTTGTACATCGTGTGTAAACATAGGGAAGCGTTTGCGCCATCCGGTAAACTGAGCGCGAAGTTGTTCGAAGTCTTTGTCTGATTCTATTTTCACTTGCTATTTAAGTCAAACAAAAAGGCTCCGAAGAGCCTTTTTGGATTTGCGTAATACGCCTGCTGATTAAGCGAAACGTAGGTTAGCGGAAGTTACTGCAACTTTAGCTAGGTAGTCAGCTGCGTTACCTAGAGAAGAAGCTGTATTTGTCAACTCAACATAACCATATCGTGTCATGAATGATACGACTGGTTCGAAAGTTGCTGGGTCAAGAACAACACCGCTGCTCATCAATGGAATGTATGGGCAGTAGAATGCTGGAGCATCAGACTCGCTAGAACCTTTGTAACCGATAAGAACATCATCAGATGTAGCATAACCGTTAACATAAACTTTCATTGCGCTGTTCAATGTACCAACAAACTTGGTGTTTGTAGGAGCTTCGAATGTACCTTCTGTTGTTCTTGCGAACGCAGAAGTTGTTGCGCTTTGTAGCAATGTCAATACTGTTGGAGATACAACAGCGTAGTTACCAGCACCACGACGTGTACGCTGAGCGATCAAGTTAGCTGCACGATTGATTTGAACAGCTAGAGCAGCGTGTTCATCACCAACGAATGTAGCAGTACCAGAAACAGCAGCTTGGTCATAAGTTAAAACTGTACCAGCTAGGCTGTTCAAAGAAGCAATAACTTCTTGGTCGATTTCAGCTGTAATTTCTTGTGCTAGAGCAGCCATGATTTCTGCTTCGATGTCAATGCCTTGTTGGGCTTGTGCATCTTGAGCAGCTTCAAACGTCCAACGAGCTGACAACTTGCGTGTCTTAGCTTCGACGGTTTGTTTCAAGATTTGGATGCTCATTCTGTTACCAGCTACACCTTCAAGAGCGGCTGTAGAAGCAGCTTTATCAGAAGCAGCACCAGAATAGCCTTCAGCAATCTTGAATGGGCTTAGTGCTTCATCACCAGCTGTTACATCAGTACCTGATGTGCTGTTGAATGTGTCAGCGTAACGCACACGCAATGTGTGAATTTGACCAACTGGGCCAGTCATAGGCTGGACACCTACCAACTCGTTAGCGATAACGGTTGGCATTACACGTCTGATGACGGGTAGAATAACACGGTTAAGTGTTGCAACGTTGCCAGCGGAAGTAGCTCCAGCAGTAGCACTTTCTGCGAGATACTTGCGGGTATTCTCTAGAGTAGTTGCCATTACTGAACGCTTGTTACCTTGTAGACCTTCTAATAGGGCCTCTTTGGTCTCCGACCAGCGTGACTCGAGTAATTGTGACATAGTAGTTCTCCTTAAACTTTTAGTCCCGCAAGCCTGCGGATGTCAAAAATTTCAGCAGTTTTTTCTTCACTGCTAAATTGTTGTGCCTGTTTCTTATCGCCTGTAATTTCTTTGCCTTCGGTCAACGCTTTCTTAACTGGAGTATTACCGCCGTTCATTACTGAAGGAATATACTTGTCATAAGCATTTCTTAATTTGTCTGTTTGAACTGATTCTAACAGTTCACGCATAACTACTTTCTTGTCGCCGGATAATGGGTTTAGCAATTCGCTCATAACTTCTTTGCGTGCCATTGTGTCCTTTGCCATGCGTAATTGTGCATCACGACTTTCTACTAACTTTTGTGTATCTGCAACGATCTTTGCTGCTTCTTCTAATTCTTGTTCTCTTTGAACAAGCACTTTTAGAAGTTTAGCTGTCTCTGATTTCTCATTAAGATGGCTAGCTGCATACTCGCTTGCAAAACTTTCGAATATTCTGCGACCAAAATCATTTCTGCGGGCTGCTTCAATGTCTTCTTTCAATTGTTTCATTTCAGACTTCAGTCCTTTAGAGACTGTTTCTTCGATGATTTGACTTGAACGAGCAATGAATTCTTTCTTGATAGCTTCAAACTTAGCTTTGCTTTCGCGAACCAATTTAACTTTGGTTTCAGCTAGGTCTTTCTTATCGCTGTGGAATTCTGCGATTTCTTTCGCCAGTGCGTCCACAATAAAGGATTCTAATTGACTAACATTTCCTGCTACCTTTGAACGGTCTTCGTGTAGTTCGCCGATCTCTTTACGCAGATTATTCATGATAAAAGATTCCATTGTGGCGGAATCTTGATTCATTTTTTCTGCATAACGAGCTCTTGCTTCAATAAGTCCCTGACGGTCTTCGGCTAGTTCACCTAATTCAGCTGACAAGCGGTCAGCTAACATAGATTCAACAGCTTCTACCAATGAGGATTTATCGTGCTCATATTTCTGAGCAAATTCTTCACGTAGCATTGCAGTGACTTGTTCACGGTTTTCTTCGATTCTGCCTTGCCAGGCAGACTCAATTTCCGATTTCATATCTTCGGAAATCACATTGTCTTCAAACAATTTTTTAACGAAATCTAGCATGTGATTCTCCTACTGTTATTTGAGACCCTTGATGATCTTCACCAAGCTCTCTGCTATGTATTTCTGTGCCTTTGGGTCGCCTTGAACTTCTCTTGATATGTTTAATGCCTTGTTTCCACCTAATGTATTCATTAAATGTTCGTATACTGGAGTTGGGTATGCTCCCGGGGCGCTGGGTTGTGCTACAACATCCACTGTGATAATTTCAAAACCTTGTACGTTCCCGGATCCATCTACTTCACCAGAACCTCTGCTTGAAACTCCCAACTTGACTCCTGCTTCCAACATGGACTGAATTAACTGCCCCATTGGAGTTGGGAGTATTTTTAGTTTTCCGTAGCCGTTAGGACCATCCATCCACATCTTGGTAATCATATGACTAACTCGATCTAGATTGATTTTTAAATCCTGTGGGTGATCAACTTCTCCTAGTACGGAGTATCCGCCAGAGATTTGTTCGTTAAGCGTTTTGACAGCCTTGCCAATCTCTTGCGAAGAATATATACGTTGATTTGCATTACGGATATCACCCTGAATGCAAATCCCGTTTAGATGCAGTGACTTCTTGCCACCGACATCCTCGCTCTCCAATACAATCTTGGCCTGGTCGAAACTCAAATGTTCACTAAGAGTATGCTTCACCTTGTCGTCCTATTACCTACGACCACGGAAAAGACCTGCGGCGCCTTTGTCTGCAGATTCTTTAGAACCAGCTTTCTCGGCACCGTGTCCTGGTTCTTTAGTAGAGAATGCATTACCATTCTTAGCACCAGGAGTATTTACATTACCACCGTCTTGTAACTGTGGCTTACCTTTTGATAGGCCTGAACCTTTTAGGTCACCGGACATACCTTGTTGGCCAGCATCGCTGCCGTTCTTGCCGCCTAGGATGTTGGCTGCTGTGCCGCCCATGTCGTTCTTGCTGAACTTTAGACCACCTGCAGAACCGTCAGCTTTTTCGCCTTGGCCTTTCTTTTCTGCGCCGTGACCTGCTGGAACTTTCTCAACATATTCACGAACTGTTGCTAGATCAAAACCGTCTTTCATTTCTTCTTCGTCACCGCCCATGTCGTCACCGCCCATGTCGTCACCGTTCATTGCATCAAACTTAGCTTGTAGTTCGTCAACAATAGCGTCTAGATCTTGAAATAGTTCTTCTGGGGCTTTGTCAGCAAATTCGTCATTGCCTTCTTCGTCTGGACCCATTTCACCGGCTAGATCATCAGTTGGGTCTCCACCCATATCTGGCATTTCGTCATCACCTTCGTAGGCAATGTCTTCAAAGTTTTCTTCTAGGTCGTCTTCACCTTCTTCTTTTTCTTCTTCAGAAGCTTCGTCGACTTCTTCTTCCTCTTCGTCGTCCATTTCAGCTTCGATTAGTTGCTCATAGATTTCGCGAGATTTAGCTACCACATACTCGTGGAATAGTTCTTCTGCTTTTTGTTTGTCGTCGTTGACCAGATGTCCAAGCATCTGCTCAAGAATATTTTTATCTGCCATAGCGTATTCTCCTTGATTGTTAGGCTGTAAGTTATTTACTACGCATTTAAAAAAATGGTGTTAAATGATAGTTTTTTGATGATTTTCGGTAGTATAAGTACTACCCTTGAACTTTTGTTCAAAGTTGTCGTAGGTGATGTGCTGAAGGTTGGGAATGCCTTGTAGCTTGTCTGGAACAAATTGTCCTGGCTCCATCACTCTAAAGAAGTTTATATTCTTGAATTCTTTAACAGTTTTTTCTGTTTGGCTCAACCAGTTGCCAAAGAATGTTGCAGCGTCATTACTCTTTTTGTAGTTAAAAGTATCTGCATACACATTATTAAACTTGCCTTCTAGCCCTTGATAGTCAAATCCAAAGATGTAAATTTGTGAATATGCTTGTTGACAGGCAAACCATAATGCTGTAGGGCCGCTACTCCAACCCTTGTGCGGGCTAAAGAAGTTTACATGGCTCTTGCTGGTAATGCCTTTGTTGGGGTTTGTCCAAACTTGATGATCTTTATGGTAGCCTGCGGCAATAATTTCATTGACCATTTTGGTATCAACAGCAATTAAATAATCGGGTTCAAACTCTCTGTATAGGGCATTGCACCCATAGACAGTTCCACGATTTTTTATTTCGTTTAGGTTTAGGTTTTTTCTGCTTGTTCCGTTGCCTAATACAAAGGCAACATTATGCGGCTGGTTGTTCTGCTTCAACTTTTGTACCATACATCTGTTTAATAAAACCGCGCTCGGACTCTGTTTCAAACTCATGCGCTTCGGTTTGATGTCTTAGCTGGTTGATTTGACGAAGTGTAAGTTTGATCTTACGAGTATCGTCCTTTTCTAATACAGATTTGTCGCGAGAGGCATCATAGCGACGATCATTGGCAAAATCGTTGTGATTGTCATTAAAATAAAAAAACTCTCTTAAAAGCATATCTGTATTTATATCTTTAGACTGCTGGAGCGGGTGCAGGTGCAGCCTCTCCTTCTGCAGGTACTGCGCCAGCTTCTGCTGCTGCGGCCATGCCTGGATCAGCATCAGGCTCTTGAGCTTCAGCACCCATGCCGCCCGGTGTAATGCCTACTGAGCGCATAGCTCCTGGAGCATCCATAGGAGCAGCTAGGTTGTCGCCTTGCTCTTCTCTCCATAGGCGTTCGTTTTCTTTGATCTCTTCTTCTGTGAGTCCTAAGAAACGCTTGAGTGCAAAACGCTTGCTCAGGTGTGGCAATTCTTGCAGTGTGGCAAATGTAGCTGCACGGGCAGTATCCATTTCTGCTTGACGATAAGCGGCAAAGTTTTGAGGAGTGTTAAACTTCAACTCAAACAAACTTGAGTCAATATTGATACCTTGATTCTGTAACCAAAGTTTAAATTCTAAGTCAAATGTTTCTACAATGTTGCTTTGTAATCGTTTGCAGTATTCGTTAAAACGCAGTTCTTGGATATATGCAGTACCAACTTTTCCGTCTGCAATAGTGTTGGCTGCTTCATCAATGCCTGTTGGCAAATAGGCTGCTGGTATTCTTAGCGCACGGAATAGCTTGTTGGTAAAATAACGCAAGTCTGTAATTTCACCTAGATTAGTTCCGCCTGGTAAAGTTTCAACTTTTGATCCACGACCTTCTGCTGTCTGCGGAAAGAAGTAGTCTTCCGATACAGATAACGGATTGTAGCTAGCATCAACCATGTTTTGCCCGCCACCAGTTGAGCTAGGAATACGGCGTTGATGGATTTCATTTTTAACACGCTCAACGAACGCCATGGCCATGTGTGCTGGCATGTTACCTACATCCACATAGAATATTCTACGCTCAGGAGCTCGTTGTATACGATAGATAATGATCGCATCTTCAAGCAATTCTTTCTGTTTGTAGACTTTAAACACACTTTCTAACAAGCTGTTGCCAAATGGATAGTTGTTGTCTAGGCCTTCGCTTAATGAAATATGTACAACATTTTTAGCATCAATCGTGACTTCATTAGTTTGATTATGAAATCTTGTACCCGGAGGTTGTGCTGCTCCACCAACCATTCCTCTACCTTGACTGCCGCCACTTGTGTAAGAACTAGTGCCGCTAGGTGCTGTGTTAGTTGTACCGTGTGGAGTTACTGCTACTAAGTTCTTGAAATTAAAGTTAATATCACGGATAACATACTGTTCAGGAATTTTACCTTCACTTTCGTTTACAATAATTTTTGTAACCTTGGCTGCATCAACATACAACCACTTCTGTGTTTCTGGATCTCTAACAAAGAAACAGTCACCGTATTTGAATGTGTTACGAATAATACGGAAGATGCGTGTTTCGAACTGCTGTTGTTTGGTCCACTTCTGTAGGCTTTCTTTGATCAGCTTTACTTCGGTTGCTGTTGGTTGTCCACGAAAGAATGTGTTAAACGGTGTAGCGTTTTCTTTGTCTTTCTGTGTGCAAAATTCTGTAAGGATATCCAAGGCAGCATTCACTTCTGAATCCATATCCATTGTGTCATATTGCATATAACGCTCGACACGATTCGGACTGCCAGCATAGACATCAGGTAGGAACGAACTGTAGTTTGCTCGTGCAGGACCTGGGCGACCGCCATTGCCCATTGGGCTCATAGACTTTCTATTGTCAAGATCTACAGGAGTAAAGTATTTTTTCCAGCTCATTTATAGTTCCATTTTTTTAAGCAAACAAGTCGCCGCTTAGGCTGCTTTGTACACTTAATTGTTTTTCGTTTAAGTCTGCTGTTCTCTTGCTAATTGCAATTAATTCAGCTAGTGCTGTATTTAAGTCAGATGACCCGGATAGCGCACCTTCTTGGCTTGAAGGTCCAGTCATTGCCATAGCTTCTTCTTGTTTGAGTTTTTCTCTATATTCGGCTTGCTGTTTTTCCAATTCGGCTTTTTCTGCTGCGGCTTTTTCGGCTTGAGCGATTATTTCAGATTTAGGAGTTTCAAAAGAAGTAGAAGGGCTCATATTCTTGGCCATTGCCACAAATGACTTACTTGCATCTGTATCAAACATTCCTCTTGTTTTAACTATTTCTTCACCAGGACTTAGACTGTCTTTAGCAGGTACTTGCCCTAATGGAGTCTTTATCTGTATTCCGCTAGACATAACAGATTGAAATGGTTTAATTCCTTTATTGATCAATTCTTGGAATGCCATCGTAGTAGGAGTAATGCCGTCTCTAATTAGACTCTGTAGAGTTTCTTCACGCTTAGGTTCAGCTGCTGTTGCTGGAGTTTGTGTTTTGTCAGTTCTTCTTGGATCATTTGCGGCTGCGTCTGTTCTAGCTTTGGCAGCATCTTCGGGTTTAGGAACGCTTGCCATTGCACTCGGTGGTGCGGTAGTTCTACCTTCACCTCCTTTGGCCATTGCTGTCATATCAGTACCAAACAGTTTAACTCCTTTCTTTTCTTTCTTTGCAAAGTACTCTTCTGGATCTGTTAGGGTAACACCTTTACCTCCTTGTGATTCGGAAATCATTAGTTTGCCAGTCTTAGGATCTTTAACTGTTTGAGTAATGTGATCAATACCTTTGTGACGACCAGCGTCCCAACCTTTTTCGCCGTTGTCTTCACCAATCAACATACCTTCTTTAAGATTGGCTCTAATATTTTTACTACCTTCAAGCATACCGCCACCAGCTGCTGATACATTTTTAATAATGTCGGCAGCACTGCCTTGGAATGCTTTCTTGGCTTCTTTACCATAGATTTCTTTACCAGCTTCCTTGTTGATAGAATTCATCATGTTGGTATTAATATTAGCAATCCAACCCGAACAGTCAATAGCTCCTGTCTTAAGATCTTTAGATCCAAATCCGTACTTGATACCTTTGTTCATGGCATCTTGTGTCTGTTGATATAGATTTCCAACTCCTTCAGTAACAGCAGCTTTATCAACTGTTGGGGTAGCTATTGCAGTTGATGTTGCAGTTGTTGTTCCTGCGCTAGGAGGAGAACCTGTTGCAACTGCACCTGGATCTTTACCTTGTTTTGCCAACGCCATTCTTTCTTTGGCTTTGTTAACTGTGTCATCTGCTGCTTCATTTGCTTTGGTAGTTTTACTCAGTCTCTCTTCAGCAGCCTTTATTCTTTCCGCAGCGGCTTTGCGTTCCATATCGTTAGTAGCTTTTCCACTCTGTTCAACTGCTTTTGCCATCTCTTGGCTGGCTAGGGCAAGATCACTACGAGCCTTTTCTTTATCGTCAAGTGCTTTAGCTTCTTGTGTTAATGCTGATTTTTGCTGATTAGCAAAAGTCTTAAGCATCTGAATAGGGTCACTCTTATCTACAGTAACACCTTTGGCTTCTTCTGCTGCGGCTTTTTCTCTTTCTTCTTTTTTATCAATTGCGCTAAGTTCAGCATTTTCTTTATTCTTAATTGCATCTTGCTCGCGTCTTGATTTACGAGCTTCCCTGTCTTCGGCTCGTTTAGCTGCTTTAGT